GTTGTTTTAGCGTTGTTAGCAAATATTAAAACAGACATACTAACCCTTTAATAAGCAATTGTAAAAATGTACTGGAATGGCAATTGTAATACTCCTGAATTTAAAGCAGATGCCAAATAAATAGCTACCGATGATTCATAAGTATTTGGAATTGTGATTAGAACATTGTTTCCAGATTGAAAAGTTACGCTGACATTGTAGGTGTTATCAATCGTAGGTGCAATGCCATTTAAGCCTGTTAAAAATCTTATTATTCTTCGTTTAAGCCAATTAATATTAAATTGGAAGCCATCGCCTTTGTAGAAATTCCAAGTAATACATCTTTGATATATATCATCACTAGCCGTTTCAGCAGATAATTGAACAATTCCTAAAACAGTTTCATTACCAGGATTATTTAATAAATTATAAGTAAAGGTATAAGTACCAGTTTGTGTGCATTGATAAAGTCCGTTATAGGCATTTGGAGTACATCCATAAATATATCCAATAAATTGAACTCCTGTTGGAACTCCAATTGACGTTGAAGTTGTTATTGTGACAACTCCATTTGTCCAACTAATAGCAGTAATTGCAATACCACTAATTTGAATTTTTGCGTTATTGTAAACTTGCGTATCATACAAATCAGCGTTATAAATACCACCAACCAATTGAATATTGTTCAAAGTCAAAGAAGGGCGGGGTTGACCATATAAGGAATTTCCAACCCAATCTAACAATGGATAACTTAATTTTGTGTAAATTGGCAAATTAAGTGAATTAACTTGATCTAAATAATTTTGCGAAGTTGCGTTATAAGCATCAAAAAACGATTGAACATAAGGAACTGGTTGAATTAATGAACTCGCACCTGCAATAGCTTCTCCCGCAATACCAAATCCTGCAATAGCAGAATCTCCATTTGTATAAATAGGGGGCGAACTACCCCCCTGGTATTGTTGGTAAAGATAAGAAGGTAGTATTTGCGAAATCATACTTGTGTAATAGTTACCAAACCATTAGTAGTTTCAAAATAACTTTCAGGATCACCATAAATAACGCCTTGACCACTTGATGGAGAAGTTGTTATTCCGTTGATTGTTATTGTGAATTGCATTTCTGAAATTAGACTGACATTTAATAATGTAGCTACCGCAGTCGTAAATGCCGTTTGTAAATCAAAAATACTAATTGGTTGCCCTACTGGAATTGAATTAATGTACGCAACAATTGCAGGTATGCCACTAGAAGCAATTGCAGTTGTTGATACATAGTTAACCGCAATAGTATTCCAAAGCAATGTAACCGTTACCGTTTGAGGAGGAGGATTGACAAAAGTAATATTGTAGGTATCAGGATAATTATTGATTGATACCGTTACATTCCTAAAATTAGGAGTTACCACACCCCCACTTGTCCAAGCGCCCTGAGAAGCTGAATCAAAGGGCGTATAACCTAAAACCGTAATAGTTCCAGGGTTTGATGCCAAAGGATAAGTAAAAGTGCTTGCGCCTGTTCTTGTGAATGTGTACGAACCGTTGTATGCCGTTGGGGTACATCCATAAATTGTTCCAGAAGTTGTTCCAGTTGGCAACCCATGAGGAGAAGCCGTTGTAACCGTAACTGTTCCGCCTGACCAAGTTATGGTTGAAATTTCTACATTAAGACTAAAAGTTTTTTCATCAACAACGATAGCAACAAAATTATTGCCATTGACGTTTGACATTCCAGTTTCGCCAGTAATTTGAACGACTTGACCAGTTGTGTAGCCATGATTCAGATTAATCGTCACAACGGCGGGGTATGCGTTTGTTATGTTAGTTACTTGAAAAGTAGAACCAACCAAATTAGAAATATCAAATAATCCTGTATAAATGGCATTTGCCACTTCGTAAGGATCACCACCGCCAACAATAATTTCCCAAGCTGTACCAGATGTTGGCTGACGTACAGAAATCAGATTTGGCTGAACTCCAGATACTTTCTGAAGTTGAGTTTTTAGGAATGTTGGCATACCTGTGGCAATTGCTTGCCCTGCCTGAATTACTTGAGCCTGATAACTTTGAATTGTTTGAGAAGTTGCTCCTGGAACTCCCGCAGATTCATTTGTACAAGTTAGGGTAACTCCTGATGGTATGGAAGTAATGATGGTTGTGACCGTACCAATTGGAACTGCCCAAGAACCTGCATTATTAGCCAAACAGTAAAGGGCAGAACTTTGACCGCTTGCAGAAACAATTCCTCCATCTTGAACTGTGTATTGATAAGTTCCATCAGAAACAATAAATCCTGCGCTAATCACAAATCCAGGCGTTCCGATGAAAGTTACATAAACCGATGTATTACTTCCTACACCTTGCGTAACGCCATAAACAGCACCCAATTCGTAAAGAATAAATGGGTTTGCAGTATAGGGTGAAATCGAATTAACCAAGTCAACAAATGCTTGGTCTTGAATAACTACTGCACCTACTGCGGTAGATGCCATATCTTCGACAAGTGAACCAGGTAAATTTGCGGTCAAGCCTGGAGATAATGCAGTTGCCGCCGCTATTTCTGCGTTTAATAAATCCGTTGGGCTAGTTGGTACTGCACCTGCCGTTGTTAGTTGTGCCATTTTTTAACTCACTACCGTAGTTTGGATTGTCGTCCCATTTTGGAAAACCGCTTTAACATTGTAATTTGGTTGCGTTGCATTTTGTTGTCTAAGAATTGTTAAACTTGCAAAATAAGGTGCGAATTGGGATTGTGTTCTATTTAAGGCAACATCAGGCGCAATTTGGGTCATAACAGAGTTTTGACCTGGTATGCCGTAATTTCCATAAACTGGGCTTTCCCCTTGGGTTAGGCGCAAAGTTTGAATTAATGTTGCCAACCAAATGTATGACGTTTCGGTAATTTCTACCCAATTGCCGTTTTGATCTTGTCCGTAGCTTCTCATGGTGATACTCCCCCTGAAACACCGCTTCCTGTGGTAACTCCAGTATGTTCGTGCGACAAGAATGGTTTACCGTTTATAGTCAAAGTACCAGTAATACTTATTCCCGATGATGTTATTGAGATTGTATTAGAACCGACCGATAAAGTAAGGTTTGTTGAACTAGATACTTGGATACCATTATTTGTGACCACAATAGAATTGTCACCTGCGGTATCCGAAAGACTTGCCCCATCTGGTGCTTGAATAACCACCGCCAATGGGTTTACTTCTTCCCACAAAGCACTTCCAATTGGAACAAATACCAAAGCACCCAAATTGCTTGCAGGTGAATCTAATGGGGCTAATCCTGCCCCTAAACCATTAATACCACCAAGTCGAACATCTGCCGAAATACAAATTCCCAAATCGCCTTTATGTATGGGTGTACGAATATATTGGCTACCAATCGTTGCGCAAGTTACTGGGGGTAATGGGGTATTTAATGTACTGTAAACCTCAAAATTTACCGTAACGATTGCCCCTTCAACGGAAACGACCGAACAAGGCAATATTTTTCCAAGCGAATTAATATTATTCTCAATCTTTTGTTGAGAAAATTCATTCATCGACCTTGCAAAAGGGGTTTTTTGTGCCTGGCTCATAATTCGTCCAATGTTAAATCTACACCAGGAATAACGCAATCAATAATAGTAACCCAACTATTTGCATCTGCTTGACGGCTATTTCCAACATGACGTACTTGAGTTATTGTAAAAATGCCATCAAAAGAAACAAGATTTCGATATTGAGAAAAACTTACAACTGTATTTGTAATTGGGCTTCCCGCAGGAAAGATAATGCTGTCTCCAATATTCAAATCCGCCCTCATAACCAATTTTGCTTGAACAGTAGCTAAATCAATCCAAGTAATATTACCAATTAAATCCCAATAATTAATTACCGCTGATTCAGTTGAAGTTGTTGTTCCATCAGTTAAAACAAAACCAGTAGCAGAATTAGCCACACTTGCACCAATGTAATTTGGTAATTTGATAATATTTTTGCTAGTGTCATTAACCCATTTGCAAAATGATTCTAAATTTGGGTAGTACCCAGTTACATTTTCTGTATATACAAGATTTGGGCTGAATGATCCATAAATTGGAACGCCTGGATAAGATATAGTTAAAGCACTTTCAACTGCTGACTGTAAGGGTTGACCAACTTTCCAATCCAAAATAATATTGGCATTAGCACTTGGGTTATAAGTTGCATATGATACCTGTAAATTAAGAACAACTTGTGTTCCTTGCCAATTGCCAAAAGATTGAAGTATTGTTCCATCAATAATCAAACCTGCTTGAAATTGATCTGCAAAAGGTAAACCTGCCGACATTCCAAGAGAAATTTGGATTTTTGCGCCGTTAAAATTTGCTGATTGATTTAAATCTTGAAATGAAACGCCATAAATCCTGACTGTTCCAATTTGTGAGGGTTGGTGATACCAGTTTTGAAAAATATCTAAATCAACTCTAAGTGCTGATGTATTGTCTAATCCAGTTGGAACAATACCAGGCATAACCATTGAAGAATAGGTTATAGGTAAAAAAGCCGTTTGACTTTGTTTTCCAGGACTAATGACAATATTATAAAAACGCATTTATGGATTAATCTCAAAGTTTCCACTACTTACCCTATAAACCAAAGTTGAAGTTGTGAAATAACCAAACACTAAATTAATATCATAATCATCAGGAGATGAAATAATTGGTCTGCTAACGATTAAAGTCCTAAAATTGTTATAAATATTGACGTAATACCTTTGCCCATAAACATTCCAAGTACAAGTTGCAATGTACGTTTGACCATCCAAAGTAGGATTAAATTGAAA